TGGTCTTGGATTGACAACAAAGGGAGATGGTTGTTGTAGTTCGACCATAGAAATAGTTGGCAGTGTTGCCGACTGACAAAAGTATTCAACATTTGGCGCACGATTTAATAGAAATCTAAAACCAAGTGGTGATAGAAAGTTTAAATTTTGAGTCAGTTGTTCGGTTTCTAACTGTACACCAAGTTTTGGTACTAATGCCATGAGTCTATCTTTTCATAAAAAGTTGCTTGTCTGTATCTTTTATCGTTCTCGTATGTATATGCAACCGATACTTCTTTAATTACTGCATCGATGTTTTCTTTCCAATAATTTAAAAACTCATGCACTCTTGGAAGTTCTGGAGCATAGTCATTAGTTTGCCAAACAAATTCTTGAACAATGTCTGTATAATCTGGCATATAATAGTAAATATCTAATGTAACTAAACTTTTACGAATCCACACAGTAAACTCCATATCTGTTACACTACTATTTATAAAACTTGATTAGACAAAAAAAGAGGGGAGCATAAAGCCCCCCTCCAGTTTAGTATTTTTATTATTAGTATTAAACAGATTACATTAAGTTTGCAACTGTCATAATACGGTAGTAGATGTTTTTCTGCTGGCTAGAAATGACGCCGTTAGCAGCAGATGTTGCGAATGGGTTAGCAACAATGCCGTAACGAGTCTTGAAGCCGATTTTAGGCTGGAAGCTCTGATCACCAACTGCACGAACCATCTGTAGTGGAACGTATGGGCAGTAGAAGAGACCAGCATCAAATGCGCTAGAACCTTTGTAGCCAACTGTGACATACTGGTTACCAGAAGCACTTGCGAAGTATGGGTCAACGTAGACTTTCATACGACCGTTAAGAACACCAGCGAAAGTATTGCCTGTGTCATCAACGTTAAGGTTAGCAGAAAGAGCAGGTGTGTAATCAAGTACACCAGCCATCTGAAGAGCAGAAGCAACGTCTGAACCACAGATCATGATGTTACCTTTACCACGACGAGTTGACTTAGCAATTTGATTAGCTTCACGCTCGATCTGGAATACTAGACCTTTAAAGCGTTCAACTGACCAACGACCGTTTGCGTCAACGTCTAGGTCGAAAGTACCTGTTGTTGTAACGTTCTGTTGTGCGCCAGCAGTAGCTGTGTAGTTAATTGTACGAACAACTTCACGGTTGATTTCAGCAAGAATCTCAGCGGAGAGAATGTTGCTTAACTCTGTTTCAGCGTCAAGACCGTGGATAGCTTTTAAGTCTTGAGCTAATTCCATGGTGTACTCAGCTTTAAGAGCACGTGATACTGCTGTTACAGCAACTTTCTCAATTGAGAAAGCCATTTCTGAGAAATGGTTACCAGAGGCATCGCCAAGGGCTTCAGCAGTGGATGTTGACATACCAGGTGTTACTGTGTAGCCAGAACCAGAAGCACGAGCGGTTGGATCAGCACCAGTTTGAACTGTACCAGCACCAGCAGCCTGGTCACGACCAGGATTGATGTTAGCAGCACCAACAGAGTTGTTGGAAGAAGCAGAGAAGCTGGTTACAGCTTCGTTGTAGAGAGCTTCGTCGCCACCTTGTGAAGCGTACTGAGGACGCATTGCAAAGATTAGTCCAGTTGGACCTGTCATTGGCTGAACGCCAGCAACATCATATGCAATTAGGTTAGGCATGGAACGACGAACGAGTGAGATTAGAACTGGATCGAAGATATCGACGTTGCCGTCACCTGCGACCGAGCTAGAAGCGCCCATTGCGTTAGTTGGTGCAGCTTCGCCAAGTAGTGATGGTTCGGAATAACCGCCAGAACCATTAGAACCTTCACGAGCAGCACGCTCTTGGTTTTCGAGAAGTGTTGCAGTAACAGCACGACGATGAGAATCCTTAATAGTATCTAGTTCAGGATGCTCAAGTACTGGCTGCCACTTCTTCTGTAAATCTTCAGATAGAAACATTTGATTTTCTCCTTACGGTATTGTAATCAGCCTTCATTGATTATTTATAATAAAATTATTTTTTAGCAGACCTTGAAATGGCATGAGTATATCGTGCCATCGCACCTGTTGGACCCTGCTTTTCTTCTTCGATAGCAACAGGGTCATTCTCATCATCGACAATAACTGTTTCAACAGTTTCTTCAGCGATATCAAAATACTGCGCTTTAAGCATTGAAACTTTCTTAGAGAAATCTTCCTCTGAGACAAATTCAATACCCTCTGCTAGACTACGAAGTTTTGCAACTTGTGTGTCTGTTAGTTCATCGGTTGACTCAGCAAAAACAACTTCTTTCTCAAAGTCTTTGACCTTACCAAGTAGTTCAACATTCTCATCAATCTGAGAGTTGAGTTTGGATTCAAGTTCTTCAACTTTGTCAAAGAGTTCTTCAACAACGTCAACTTTTTCTTCAGGAACATCTACATAATGCTCTGTGAAAAGGTCTTTCAAGCCACGCATAAAGTCTTCGACCATATCAGCACGAACACCTTTTTCGATGGCAAGTTTGTTTTCTTCGACCCACTCTTGAACAACGTAGTCAAGATAAGAATCAACTTTTTCTGTGAGTTCTTCAACGATTTGAGTGTTTGTAACTTCTGCATCAGACTCAACTTCAACTGCAAACTTAGCAATTTCTTCGTTGATTTTAGCAACTACAGCAGCTTCAAATACTAATTGAATCTTTTCTTTGTGGTCTTCTGTTAGTTCGGAACCATTAAAGATTGCATCAACATCTTCTGAGATGTCAATGTCAGCAGAAGTAATAGAAGAAAGTGCACGTGGTGCATCTTCATCAAACAATACTTCTTCATCTTCTTCTAGGTCTTCATTGAACACTTTGCTATAAGCAGATTGCAAATCTTGTTTGTTCATCTTTGACATAGCTTGAACAGCAGCATTAATCATGCCAGCTTTTGTATTCAGCTTTGGCATTGGCTCGCCTTTGCCTTTTTTCTTTTCGTCAGCTTTCTTTGTAGAAGGCTCCGGTACTTCAGATGGATCGCCCATGCTTGCCTTGAACTCTAAAAGATCCTCATCTTCAGTCTCAAGAACTTCAGCGTCCATGTTCTCTAATACTTGTTCTTCGGACATCTGTTATCTCCTTATTGAAATAGTCATTTGTTTCAATTTCATTATTATTTATAAATTATCATCTTTTAGAGTTGCTTCAAAAACTTAACAAAAGCATTATACTTCGCTTCTTGTAGCTCTGCTTTTGAAACTTTACGAATTTCTTTCTGAGTTTCTTCAATGAATTGCGAAACCCAGTTTCCGTTTACATCTTGAATCCAATCTACACCTTCCATGATACCTTCTACAAAAGCATTTGGAGCAGAAGGATCCGCAACAATATCAGCAGCGGTAGCTAACTGAAAATCTGATTGAACCATGTTCACACCTTCTCTTGAAGGTTTAAGTGTGCCCATACCACGAGATGATACACCAAGTTTTGCGCCTTCATCCATAAGATTTTTTACAATCTTACCCATTGGCGTTTCAGTCATGATTTTTGCACGACCTATAATATTATTACCATCTTGTTTAAGTTGTTTAATCATATGTGATACACGCTCGAGGTTAATCGTTGGACCTTGTGGATGTCCAAGTTCACCATATGCACGGTTCTGTTCTACATATTCTTTGTTGTATCGTTTGACTTCATTCATAAGTGTTTCCATAGGATACATCCGACCATTACGGTTCTTGATGTTACCTTGCATGAATACACCTTCAATGAAATAGTTCTTACCACCGTCTTCTTTTGCTTCGGTAATAAATTCGATGTCTTGTTCGTGAATTTCGGTGATAAGTTTCATGAGTTATTCTCCAGAATTCTTATGCATCTTAATGATGATGTTACCAGCGCCACCAGCAAGTGTGAAACTTACGTTTGCTGTTTCAGAGCCAGCAGATTCTAATCTCATTTGACTCGCTTGGAAATCTAACAACCCACTTGTACCGTTTGTAGTCCAAATTGTATTAGCACCAACACCATTACCACGTTTGATTGTCCACGTAGCGGCAGCAGCACATGACCAAGCAATCTCTGCAACATGCATAGCGGAAATTGTTTCTCCAGCGGTGTTTGCTAGGCTTACACCTTCAACACCATTTGTGCCAATAAAGCCAGTAGCATCTGAACGAACAACAAGAATACCTGTACCACGGCTACCTTTATTTTGATTGACTGTAATTACTTGTGCCATGATTTATTCCTTATGCCGCAGTCTTTGCGAATTTGACCATACTCATAAATGACTTCTTATCCTTCATGAGTTCGTCTTGCATTTTCTTTTTATTAGAAGAATTTAATTCTTTCATTGCATCGTTAATGGCTTCAGCGTCATCTTTACTTAACATCACAGATTCACCAGACTTGAGTTTTACGTTACCTGGTTTTACTGCTTCATCAAGTTCAACTGATTCAGTAACTTTAGAAGAACCCTGCATCACTGGCTTCATATCGCCTTGTGATTTATCAGCACCACGAGCAGATGATTGACCCCAACCACCAAGTTTCATGAACTGAGAATAGGTCATTGGAAGTTCTTGACCCTTCTTCTCAGGACCATCGTGATCTTCGCCAGTGTCACTCTTTGGACCCTTACGGTCACCAGTGTGTTGTTCTGGTTCTGCAACAGGATGATTAACTTTATCTACTGTATGCATATTAGCAAAGTCTTCTTCGCCTTTTGAACGAGGCTTATATCCCTTTACTTCTTTTTCATCGTCTTTCTTGCCTTTGTAATCAGCAGCAATTTGTTCGCTGAGTAAATCTTTAAATTTCTTCATCAGACACTTCCTCTGGTTCTGAGTCGTTATCAAAAATAGACTGAGCAGCACCAATGCGCTGAACTTGGATGGCACCCATTGCTCTGTCCATTAATTCAGCACTAATTGCTGATTTGAATGCACTCGATTCACCATTCTGTAAAGCAACAATTGCATCTCTAATAGTATCTGTCACAACGACCTCCGTTTTCATTTATATTATTTATAATATTAAAACTCTACAATTCTGCTATTCTTGATTGGAAATCAGCAAAATCATTTGAAGCAGCAGCAATTTGTTTTAACGAATCAACTGTAATAGATGTTGATAAATCAGTCACAACTTGACCCTGTACTTGTAAATCTTTAACTTGAGCAGTTGACGTTATAGCACCACCACTAAATCCAGTTACAACATAATCTTCTAAATCTAATGTAGATACTTGTTGAGTTACGGCAGCACCGCTAACATAATCAACCATTACCGTGTCATTAGAATTTAATGCGCTAAATGCCTTTTTCGATGGAGTAGCAGAAAATGCTTCTGGTGTTGTGAAACTAACAGAACCGTTTGATCCGACTGTAGCAATAGCACCATTTGCAATTTCACCACTAAAACTCAAACCACCAACAGTAACAGTAGACGCTTCAATTGAAACTGTGTTGTTTGCAGCATCAGCGAAACGAACATCACCTGCTGGTGTCGTTTGAATTTTTGTATTGTCAATGAAGATTGTGTTACCACTCAGATATAACGATCTCCAAGCCATTGTAGGAGAACCGATATCGTAAGTGACGTTAGCAGAGGGTAGTAAATGACCACCAATGCTTTGAAGATTTGTTTGATCGTCTACAAAACTGAGTTGTCCAGAACCATTAGTTACAAGAACTTGATTTGCAGAACCATCGGATGTAGGGAAAGTAATTGCGCCATTCGCAATTGAAAACGACCCACTTCCAATAGAGAGTGAGTGTGGGTTGGCGCCAATTTCAAAAACGGAACTTCCGTTTGAAGAGTATAGGCGCTTGTCTTTAATATTCAGCGCCAATTCACCAGTAGCAACATCGCTCGTAGTTGGTAACTTACCCGCAACACTGCTACGTTTTAATTTAATCGTAGAAGCCATAATTTAAATTCCCTTATAAAAGGATCTTATATTAAAATTCTATAGAGAACTAATATAAGATATATGCTATATGTATAGCATTTATTCCTTGTTTCTATTAACTGTATGTGCCACCATCAACTGTTTCAGTCCCAGCCGCAGTTGCTGCCAGGATAGCAAAACGATTATTTGTGTTTGCTAAGTTTTGTTGAGCAGTTTCTGCGGTAGCAGCGATATACGCATTTGTGTTAGCAACATACGCATCAAATTCATCATTTAATGCAGTAAGAGCACTGAAATCAACAACACTGTTTGCCCAAGATTGAACATCCGTAACAACAACGCTATCTTCGCTTAACGTGCCAACCGTTGTTGTCGTTTGTCGAACTGTGCCAGCAGGCACTTGTTGACCAAGTTCAAATACTGCACTTGAGTTTGCTGAATAAATTTTCTGGTCTTTAAGGTTAAGAGCGAGTTCGCCTTCACCAATGTCAGTACCAAATGTAGGTAATCTTTCAGCAACGTTAGTACGTTTAATTTTTAAAACTGATGCCATTTATATAATCCCAACTAAAAGAAATTAATGAGTGGAGTTGGGAGGAGCCGAAGCCCCTCCCAGTATATTCCAATTAATTAGAATGTTCCACCGTCAATGACAGCTTCAACAGTAGCAAGAGCATAACCAGCACCGGCTGTGTTAACAGTACCTGTTGGTTCTACTTCAAGACCTGTGAAGAACTTGACAGTTTCATCAGTAGCATCACGGAAGTAACCAGCATACTTGGTTGTACCACTATCAACATACTTACCATAAACACCAGTGTCGATTGCATCACCGGAGTTGTTGGCAGATAGTTTCATCATGCTATCTTCAACGTTTACGGTAGTTGTACCAATGTAGGTAACAGTACCTTCAACGTTTAAGTTACCATCAACAGTTAACGCACCGCTAACAGATAGGTCGTTAGCAATGGTTGTTGTTGCGTCTGCAACTGTGATTTGTGTTGATGTAGCGTTGTCGTCAATACCAGTAGAAGCAAAGTCACTGATTGTACCACCGTCAACTTTGTCACCAGAAATCTGGTTGTCAGCAAGTGTTAGTGTACCAGCAGAAACGTTTAACGTCTTACCAGAACCAACTGTAACATCAGATGTAGCAATTGTTGCGCCATCAATGTTACCACCGTTTACATCAATACCAGTAAACGCTGTTGTGCCATCAATTAGGTTAGAGATAGCAGTGTCAGCATCAGCTTCGTTTTGATCTACGTCAGCTTGAACGGCAGCAATGTATGCGTTAGTGTTAGATAGACGTACAAGTTCAGCAGCTTCGTTAGAGTCTACGTCAGCTTGAACGGCAGCAATATAAGCATTGGTGTTAGATAGGCGGACAAGTTCAGCGGCTTCGTTAGAGTCTACGTCAGATTGTACAGCAGCAATGTAAGCATTGGTGTTGCTTAGTAGTAACTGAACATATGTGTTAGAAACACTGTCACTTGGGAAACCAGTTAGAGCAACTGAATATGTTGTGCTGTCACCACGTGTGAATGTAATGGTGTCAGTGCCATCATCCCAAGAAGCACTATCGGTTTTAACGTCAGCAATGTAAGCATTAGTGTTAGATAAACGAACGAGTTCAGCGGCTTCGTTAGCGTCTACATCAGCTTGAACAGCAGCGATATAAGCGTTAGTGTTAGATAGGTGTGCTAACTCTGTTGCTTCGTTAGCGTCTACATCTGATTGAACACTAGCAATATATGCATTGGTGTTTGATAAACGAACGAGTTCAGCAGCTTCGTTAGCGTCTACATCTGATTGAACACTAGCAATATATGCATTGGTGTTAGCAAGAGCAGCAGCTTCTTGAATAGAAGCAGATGTTTGACCGAGGGAAACAATGTCGGAACCGTTGGAAGACGTAAAGAGTAGTCCATCGGCTGTGTTAACTGCAAGTTCACCAGCAGCTAGATCACCACCCGAAGGTGTCGCCCCGCCAGTATTATTGCGTTTGATTTTGATAATAGATGCCATTTTTATTCTCTCCTTAGCATATTATTTTTAGTAAATTCTTTTCCACTCAATCTTATTTTGTTTTCAGTGGAGGTTTGTTTTTCAATAGTTTCATTTCTAGTTCTTAAATTCGAATTTGTAACTAAAGCTGAAACACCATTTCTTTCAAAAGAAATAGCATCAATTTCATCTTTGTACGTTTTATTTATATGTTTGAGTTCTTCAACTTCTTTTAACAAAATATTATTTCTTGTTTCGAGCATCATATTTTGCTGGACAAGTTCATTAATTTTTTTCTGTTGTTGTTCAATATAAACATTAATAGCTTCTGCTTGTTTACTCATTTTATAATATATAATACCTATTCAAAGGTACCTCCATCAAGAGTATCAAACACCGGCGTTCCATTTGCAGAAACTTGCAACACATCTCCACTTGAACCAGAAGCAAAAGCAAGAGAACTCGTATTAGCGCCAAACATTACACCATTTTCGGTAAAACTTGTTAATCCAGTTCCACCATATTCTGTACCAAGAACATTTGATAATATAAGAGTTGTGATTGTTGTATTACCAGTAAGCGTTGCATCATCTAAATCAGCAAATCCAGTAATCGTTACGTCAAAGGTTGATCCATCAACATTTGAAAAAGTAATTGTATCGTTAGCATTTGACCATGTTGCATTCGCTGTAGCAATAGAATCAACATATGCTTTTGTTACCGCATCACTCGGTGCAGTTGGCGTGTCAAGATTTCGAAATACTGTAGGAGTAGGGAATTGTAATACTGCCATGTTTAACTCACTACGTAAATGGTTGTTGCGGCTGAGAAGTTAGTAAATCCATATACGTTATAAGTTTCTCCAGAAATATCCTGTTCAGTATAAGTCGTTGTCGGAGTAAGTACCACATCGCTTCCAAGGAAGATGTATTTGAATGTTCGATTAGCACTTGTTGGAGTTGCAATCCATGTATAATCAGTTGTAGTGTCTGTTGTTACTGCTGTTTGATTCAATGCAAAATCATAACTATTGTGACTGTCACTCGTAGTGAAGTTTGGATTAGAACTTGATCCTGTTGTTTTCCAAAACAATGGGTAATACTTAGTTGCTGGTGTAATTGTCCTAGTTCTGTCTGTAGCAGTTGAAGTACCAGCACCATAAGCGCCAGTACCTGTATATGTATCAGTTACAACAGTATAAGTTATTGTACTATCAATAGAAGCACTTGTACCATTTGTTGCACCGCTTGTTGTGAGCGTACCACCAACTCCACCAGTGAACGTTGTTGTGCCGCCTGTTACAGTTGAACCAGAAGTTTTACTGAGGCTCCAACTAAACGATTGATCAAGATCCCAATATGGAACAGTAGATGATGGGAAACTTGCAGTGATCGAATTGATATTGAATGGAATTGGTTGTGTGTTTGTAAGAGTAGTAGCAGAACCAGTTTCTTGTCCACGATCAGTGGTTAACTCCCAAGACACAGAAGATGAACTATTTGTTTGTACGCTTGAAGCAAACAACGATGCTGAAATTGTATATATTCCACCAGTTCCACTAATACCAAGACCTGATAAATCAGAACCAGTAATTGTTGTTGAACCAATAGTAATAGTATCGTCTGATTGAATATCAAAGGATGCGTTTGTGAGAGAAACAAGAAGTTCAATATCATCTTCATTTACTGCACTATTAGCATAATCAGTATATGCATTTTTATTTGAACTATTGTTTGTAGCCCAACGATTAGTGATTGATATTGCAAGCGCACCTTGTTTTTGGATTGTAAATACGCCACCAGGATAAGCATTGTTAGCATAGTTTACTGAAATAGATAGTGAATCACCAACTTCAATATTACTCACAGTACTCACAAGATAAGTATTTGCTGCCGCATCAACTAATTCACTATACTTAGCAAGACGATGGCCACCAGCAAGAGAACCATCATGAACACGAATGGTGTCATTGGTGGTATCAACAGTAACTTCACCTTCAGCGCCTGTGAAGGTAGAATGTTGATTTGCCGTACCTCTTCTTAATCTTACTTCTTGAGCCATTTATAGTGTTCCATAATCGACGGAGCCATCTGTTGATGGATTTGAAATAGAACCATAATCGTTGGAAATAAAACCATAATCAACTTGCGGAATAGCAGTTAGAATAATGTCGCCGTCAACTTCTTCAATTTCAATATTTCTTCCAGCTTTGATTCGCTTTAATGATACATTACTATTTATATTATTTGCAATGAGAGAAGTGCCAGTACTACCATTTGCGTTTGAAATTGTTGTAGTGTTTCCACTTAAAACAACAGATGCAATATAGGCATTTGTATTAGCAAGTACTCTCTGAAACTCTGTATTTGCAACGTATGTAGATGTTAGATAAGCATTAGATACATCACCGTTACCTGACCCACCACCCGATGCATTAATTTGTAACTTGAGTTCAGAAGCATCTGGTCGTAAAAATGTAATGGTATTGTTTGCTTCGGTAAACGTAGCAGAGCTAATACCAACCGATTGTGTATAAGTATTCGTTGCTTTTGTATCAAGCGTAGTATTGATAGTTGCAATTTGAGCATTGGTATTTGATAATAATTCGTTTACATATGCATTTGATGCTTTACTATTAATTGACGTTGTAATAGTATTAGCAAAGTTAGCATCACCACCAAGTGCAGTAGATATTTCAACAAGTGTATTGAGAGCGGTTGGAGCAGCATTTACAACTTTTGCAACTTCGTCAAGAACGAAAGCTCTTGTGTCAGTGTTTGACATATATGTACTTGTAATAAATGCATTTGTAACAAGTACTTGTGCTTTACCATTAACACCAATTTTCAGAGTTTCTAATGTTTTGTCTGCACTAATTGCAACACCACCAATGTACATGGTGTTGCCACTTAGATATAATTCTTTCCAGTTATGTGTATTTGAACCGAGCGAATACGTATTCGTTATTGCTGGAATAATATCTTGTGTGACAATTGTTGTGGTAAAGTTATTGGCTGCATCACCAATCCATTTACCAGAAGCAGAATCCCATTTTAGAAAATGACCATCTTGTTTCGCAGAGTTGCGGTTAACATCATCAAGAAACTCTAAACGAACTTCACCTCCACCACCAGACATATCCATGCCGCCACGGGCATATGCCATACGAGTGACTTGTGCTGAAATTTGTCTTACAAAGTTATCGTAAAGTTCTGTAAACTTCTTTTCAAGTTGAGAAGAATCAAAGTCTTGACCATCACGACCAGCATCACCTTTGTCGCCCTTCTCGCCTTGGTCACCTTTATCACCTTGTAAACCTTGTGGACCAATACGACCAGGATCACCTTGTGGACCCTGAACGCCTTGAATACCCTGTTCGCCACGTTCACCCTGTTCGCCGATTAACCCACGTTCACCCTGCGGACCAACATCACCTTTGTCGCCACGGAATACTTGAATAGGAATAGGGTCTTCTATTCCTTCAATTTGGAGTAATTTTACGCCTGACTGACTATCAATATCTTCTTGGAGAGCAGCATACAGTTGTTCGTATAGCGAGTCTTTAGCCTTGCTATTTTCTTTTTGTATTACTGCTAGGAGAGTAGCGAGTAGTTTGGCGTTCTCGACGGTTGCCTTCATGGCAGTTTATTCCTTGTCGTCGTCGACCATTGAACTCATGAACTTTGTCATACTTTCAACTAATTTTTTTTCTTCTTCAGAAATATTTTTGTCTGGGATAAATTCTTCTGTTTGGTCTTCAATCTTCAATTGTTCTTCAACTGGAGTTTCTTCTTCTTCGTCTGGTGCTTCATCAGCTTCTTTGTCAATCTGTTTCTGTTCATCTTTGATTTCTTCTTCAGTCATACGAAGAACATTTTTACGAATCCAATCTTCAGAGAAATACTTACCAACAAAATTATCAACCTCACCGAGAATTTGCAATCGACCTTGCATAATCTCCGTGTCTTTCAGTTCGGTAAAGTGATTGTCTTCTTGAAAATCATAATGAATATCTTGTTTCATTTCTTTCCACTCACCACGAGTGATAACACCTTTGAGTGCTAATTGAATCTCAAGTAAATCACTGAACAAAATTGAAAATCGATTACGGAGACGCATAACAAACTTATTGAATTTTAACTCATCACGAGTAATCTCTGAAGCACGACCAAGATTAAATTGATTCTCAGCATCCATACGTGTAATCGGAACGTTCAATGACTTATAAAGTTTGCGACGGAAATAATCAACATCGTCCATTTCACCAAGGCTTTGACCACCTGGAAGTGTTGTAATTTCTGTACCACGACCACCTTCACGTCTTGGAAGCCAGAAGTCTTCAAGCATTGTCATGAACTTACGGTCATCACGAAC